CTACTACGGTCCCTCTTAAAACCACCTTTCATAGAGAGGTAACCATCGTCAAGCCTAAAGTCAGGGATAGCGAACCTACCTACAGCAGCCTTTAAGTCTGGATTAAGTCTTAATGCACCAGCACCGCCAGCTCCTAGTGTTGCTCCAATAGCTGCATTCTTCATCCTATCAGAGATAGGTGCGTCCTGGTCATAGTTATACCCTATAAGACCACCACCTGCTCCTGTGCCTAGCTCTGGATGGGTTGTCATAGCCTTCCATGCAACCTCACCTACTGGAGCATACGCTTCCTTACCCTTCCCATATAGAGAGGATATAGCTCCACCTACTGGCTTTACTGCTGCACCGATAGCACCACCCATAGTACCACCAAGCAATGCTTGTTCACCCCTAGTGATCGAGCCTTCACCTATTAAGGACTGGGCCTCTGGATCAACGTAGCCAAGCGCACCTATAGTAGCACCTGTACCAGCACCGTAGCCAGCTAGTTTACCAATAGCTTTAATTCCTGTGCCTACATTCTTTATCTTGGCAAGAGGCAATGCCCACCCCACAGGGTCAGCAAGAAGACCACCAAAGTATGCAGCGGTTACACGCCCACCATACTCAGGATGCTCCATAAGCTCGTTAAGTTTGGCTTGCTTCTTAGCCATCTCCTCTTCATCGCCGATACCTGTAAGCTGACCAACACCCCTAGTGGTATCAAAGAACCCTAGCTTACCAGCATACCACATAGCATCTGATGCAGACATTTCCTCGTCACCCTCCTCCTGTTCCCAAGGAAAGGCTAACTTAGAGGCTTCTTTCTTCTCCCAAGGAAAGGGTATGTCAGCCATCAGCTACCCCATCTAGCATCTAACGCAGCATTTATCTCTTCGTCTGTCTTGTCGCTCCAAGCAGGATCATTCTTTAGAATTGTAAATGCTTCTTCTCTAGTCTTGGGTGCACCTCCACCAGCACTGGTCTTCAACATTTCCCTAGCTTCTGCTATAGCTTCCTTATAAGAATAGTCTGCACCTTTAGCAGTTACTAACCATCTGGCTAAGTATTCTGCACCAGCTTCTCCACCTAGATCTACAGCCCTAGATAAAACACGCTCTCGCTCACTGTTCCTTCCTGAGTAGGTCTTATCAAGAGTAGGATCAACCCTTCTAAAACCTTCCCTTGGTATGGAATCTTTCGGAGCAGCATAAGTCTCGTCAGTATCAGGATTAATGAATGTAACCGTCTCAGTCTTTGGAATATACCCAGTGATTTTAGATGCAATATCTACAGGAATCTGCGCCTTGACAAGACGATCAAATATTTCTTTAGAGTTTTTATAAGGCTTGCTGAATATAGCTTTATTTATCTTAGCTAGGTACTCATCATCTTTGTAGGTTTCTTCCTGTTCTATGTCACCTTGAATCTCTTTTAAGAACGAATCTCCTGCACCCTTCTCCATTAGGTTAAGGATAGCAGCCTGTCCCAACGCTCCAGACATAGACTCATAGTAGAAATTTCTACGATCTCTAATGAAATCTAGTCCTGACTGTAAACCTCCTGGTGTCCAAGGATCTGTTGGTGGCGCTACTACACTCCCCGCACCCCCACTACCATCAACACCAGGGTCAACAGGAAGCTCATCAGCTACAGCTACAGGATCATCTTGGTTACCTTTAAATAGATTATAAAGACCTGTACCACCAATGACACCCATAGTAAGTAAGTCACCCAACCGATTACGTTTTGGTCCTGTCAATACATTTCTTGGTACTGTCTCTCCCTGTACTACTCGTCTACCGCTCCCTGTATTTCTAGGGAAGCCTACTGCTTGCTTGGGTCCACCTAATAGGCCACCGCCTACAACTCTTCGTAGAGCGCCAGCAGGTGCAAAAGGAAGAGTGTTCTGGTCCATACCAAAACTCTGTAGATTCTGGTTTAAGAAATCTTTATCTCTTAAAAGCTCCCTAATATCTCTTCTTTGATTTCCATTAGCCATATTAAATCCTCTTTAACCTGTACCCTCTGGACTGAGATCGGTACGTCTTTGGTAATCTTTTCTTCTTCTTGTAGTAACTGATAGCTTTTACTTCTGGCCCTTCAGAGGTTTCAGCCAAGAGGTCTGTCAGCATCTGGTTTCTATAGGCATTCATTGCTTCTACCTCTTCTTCTGTGGCTATATCAAGAGGTGGAACAAATGTCCTAGTCTGCATTCTTTCTGGTAGTAACGCTGCACCCCCACCCCACTTAGCTCCTGAAGATAATGGATCAGACAATGCCTGAGCCTGTACCCGTGGACTTGGCCTTAATGGAAATAATTTAGCATTAGCCTGTTGTTGTGGCCCTTGGTATATAGGCGCACCACCAGCATCTCTTGTCTTTATTACATTAGCTTCCGGTGTGCCACGGCCCTTATACCAGTTGGTCATCATAGGCTCACCAGCTCTGTTAGTTCTTAAATCATTAGGTCCGGTAGGTGTTCTCTGTCCTGACCATGTTCTCTGTTCCCTGTTCCAACGGTCCTTATCAAAGAGATCCTTCATCTGGAACCCCTCAAATGCACCTGGACGGTGACCAGTAAGAAGACTCATAAGACTAGCCATTAGGACCAGTACCTCATACGCATGTAATCAGGAAATTGCCTTGATGCTGGACCTGTTGCCATTGCTCTAGGCTGCTGTGGATAACGAGGTGCAAAAACATTAGCAAGACCAGCCATAAACCTCTTGTTTTGCCTGTCCTTTAGTTTTCTTTTCCCGTCATACTCTTCCATAGCTTCGCCATAACCTTCCTGGTCAAACTCCTGCTGTACGTCATACGATAAGCTAGGATCAAACGAACCATAGTCTTCGCGCCTTGGAACACCACCACCCCCTTGAAGTTGAAGCCATTTCTGATACTCCTCTTCTCTGGGATCTTTACCCCCCATCAATAAGTTTAATAGATTCATAGTTACCCCCTACATCATCCCACCAGCTAATGTTGCCAACATACCTAATGCTGGGCTTGGCCCACCTGGACCAAGAGCTTGAGTTGTACCACCATACTCCCCAGATATACCAGCAAGATAGTTCTGTAATGCCGTATTTGGAAGCTGGGCCTGATATTCGTATCTTTGCATATCTCGATCTATTGCAGCCTGATTCATTGCCCTTTGCTGTGCACCCACACCACCAACAGCATCAGACATAGATAATGGAGCCTGTAGAGTAGAAGGATACTGACCTAAAGCGCCTCTTGTAGCGTCAGCTCCCTGCATTCCATAACCCATCCGTTGCTGTTGTGCGCCTAATCCCATCTGTGCTGCTGGCATTCTCATAGCTTGTGCTTGGTTATAAGCATCAAACTGAGCCTTGGCTATATTGTCTGTCATCTGTTGGTTAGCAGCAGCTATAGCATTAGCTTGTACTATATCTCCTCTCGTACCACCACCTGCCTGTGATTGAGTTATTGCGCTACGTATTCCTGGTAATACATTCCCAGTTAGTTGGCTCATAGCCTGTCTTCCATAGACGTCTGCAACATCTCTAAACGGACCTGTATCTGTATCTACTGTGCCACTTAAAAGATCACCATACTGTGCTGCTGTATAAGGTGTAAACGTACTATACTGATCCTGAGTAAGAGGTTGTGCAGCAGTTGCTCCATGTGTCATAGCTCTCCTTCCAGCAAGTAGCATATCACCCATACCCTGTTGTGCATCACCCATGAATTGTTCAGTCTGTGGATTCCTAGCATAATCCAAAGCCATCTGTTGCGCTTCAGTTTCAGCACCAGTGAATCCTGCAAGGGTAGGTAAACTTGTGTCTGTCTTCCACTTACCAGAAGCATCCAAATATGTTCCATAGTATGCCGGGGCCATCTGTCCACCAGAGTAGGCTTCTTCAGCCCGCTTAAAACCCTCGGTTAGGTAAGGTTTCTGTTCTTCCCACGGCTCACTTCGTGTTGTCTGTACTTTTGATCCACCTGCCATAATATTCTCCTATTTACCTACCCAGCTATTAGGCACAAGTTGCACACCTAGTAATATTGTCTGCAAATCCTTTCCTTCTTTATCCTTAAATATCGCACCACCAGTCTCAGGCATAGAGGGGAAGTAAGGATACTTATTAATATCAGTCTCATAAGATCTTACACCACCCTGAGTATAACCTGTATCATTATCCCATTGGTAACGAGGATACACATAAGAATACCCTTCCACATCAGGCATCGGTAGTCCTGACGATCCTGTTGCGGTAGCTGCTGGTCCTAAGTCTATTGTATCTCCACGAACTACTGCTGGATTTACACCACTTCTTGGTCCTAAATACCGACCTTCATCCTTACCAAAAGTCAACCAGTGCTGCTTTCCCCAATCAGAGATATTAGAAATGGTATTACTAGGATCTTTAAAGGCTGCCATCAAAGAGGTATTCACAGGCTCTCCTAGAGCTGCGCCACCCCGTCTAACGTAGTTTCCATACCTGTCACCCCCTGTAAATGTAGGTGCACTATACGTTGGCATGGGTGCAGCAAGTGGAGAACCACCTAGAAGTCCTGCGGTAGTCTTGCCACTCCATACACTGGGAATGTTCCCCCCTACTGGTGCTAACAAACCTTTAGTTAAAGCCATTATTGCATCCTCGGTTTTAAATCTTTTGTAATTATATCGTAAGAATGTTGCCAGTCTTTTAATTTTCTAGTCATGCCCTTTCTTGTCCATGCTTCTAGCGCAGAACATTGTTGGCTAAGAGCATACCCTTCTACTGATGGTAGGAAGTCATACCACAGATTCATATCCTTACCAGCAAGGGTAATAACCCTAAGTATCTTTTTTCTTGGATAGGTAATAATCTCTGTTATCATAGCAGCTATTACCTTATCATTCTTCATGGCTACCCAAAGTCTTAGATCATCATTATCTAAATGCTCTACGAGATCTTCGGTAAGAAGCTCACCTTCTGAATGTTTTAAAGCCACATCCATTAAAGGAGCAACCTCATCCCATACATATTCTATGTCATCTTGAGCAACAAGTACAACCTTACAGTCGCCCATGACAACACCCTTTGATTTTGTTTCCGTTACAAGTTTACCCATGCTGTCCCATTGTAAAAGTAAATTCCCTCACCAGATCCTGGATTCCAATCAGTACCATCTGCGTACCTGATGTCACCAGTTCTGGGTTTGGAAGGTTCTATATGTGTCCTATCTATTCTAACCAAAGACTGGTTTAATATTATATCTCCCAATCTTTTCAGCTCACTAACAACATAACCACCAAGATCCTCAACATTTTCTGGTAATGGTCCTGGCTCGTACCGAACTACACTTGTTTCTACACGATCAACATAGGTAGCCATTGCTAATCAATCCCACCTCTAGAACCCCGCTTACCAGCACCCTTCACTTCAATCGTGTAACCATCCAACTCCCATTCCATATCTGTAGTAGACTCAAACTTTACTGCATATAGTTTTCCAGTTCCTCGTACAGATACTTTAGATTGTGTATCAGGATCAAACTCAACTGGATCTCCCCATGTTACACCACCCTGGGTACTCATTTGAGTTCCTAAGTAAACATTAACAGTATTTGTACTACTGGTTGACATCTTGGGCCAAATAGAAGAAATATGTTTTACTGAAGTTTGGTCAGGTCTTCCTTGCTCATCCAGTGATAATCCTGTCCTCTCAATATAGGAAGACATATTTGTAGTATCTTCCTGGTTTCCAGACCTATCCCTATATAACTTTGTATTAGATGGGTCAGCAAAGAGAAGAACCTTATCCTGAAGATCGTAACTCATTGTCCACGGACCATCAATAGTGTTCCAATACGTGGTAGTGTCAGCCCATGTAGTCGCTGTGGTGGGGTTTCCTACGTTACCGTAACCCATATGCGCCACATCAGGAAGATCTCTTATACAGAACGTATTTGTTATATAGTTCCACACTATAGCTTTATTAGGTTCATTTGTAGGTGCGCCGTCAGCAGTGAAGCAAAAGAGTATCTCAGTCCTACCATAATCAGCAGCAACAAAACACTCACTTACTCTGGCACCATCAAGCGTAGTAAACACGTATTCCTTTAGTTTCTGGGGGAGTATGGGTTTAAGTCTCTGACCATCATTGATGTAGAAGTTACCCTTACCAAAGATAGCATGACCACCATCGAACTCTGCCACACAGTTCTTAGCTATTGCTCCAATAGTAGGAGATAGCTGCCTGAAGGAGAAGATAAA